TATATAAAAATAAATTTTGCGTATAAAAAAATGAAAAAAAAATCCGGGGATATTTTTCACTCTCTACAGGTTGATCCAATTACGGGCGAGTACTACTTAGTAATTCCGGAACAGATTATTAATGATCTTTCTTGGTATGAAGATACTGAGATTGAATTTCTAATAGAGGGTACAGAAGTCATTTTAACTGAAAAAAAATGACTAGTTGACAGACTATACATAGTACTGTATGATAATGAAGTAAACGATTCATCTTATGGCTAAAGGATTTACAGTAAAAGCAAAAAACCCAACACAAAGTAATCCAGCAGAAGAGTGGGATTACAATAAAGCAAGAGAACTAGTTAGAGGAAAATCCGTAGTATTCTGTCTTCCAGGACGCGGAGTTTCTTACACATATTTGAAAAGTTTTGTACAACTCTGTTTTGATCTTGTACAGGCAGGAGCAAGTATTCAAATCTCGCAAGATTATTCATCCATGGTAAACTTTGCAAGATGCAAATGTTTAGGGGCGAATGTACTGCGAGGACCTGATCAAATTCCCTGGGATGGGAAACTTAATTATGATTGGCAACTTTGGATCGATAGTGACATTGTATTCAATACGGAAAAGTTCTGGCAACTTATTCTCATGGATCAGGACATTGCTGCTGGATGGTATGCTACCGAAGATGGCACAACAACATCCGTTGCTCATTGGTTAGAAGAAGATGACTTCCGTGGAAACGGTGGTGTAATGAATCATGAAACCGTTGAAAGCATCTCAAAGCGTCGTAAACCATTTACAGTTGATTACACTGGTTTTGGTTGGGTTTTGATTAAGCATGGTGTTTTCGAAAATTCAGAAATGAAGTATCCATGGTTCGCTCCAAAAATGCAAGTCTTTGAATCTGGAGAAGTTCAAGATATGTGTGGAGAAGATGTATCATTCTGTTTGGATGCAAAGGAAGCAGGATTTGAAATTTGGTGCGATCCGCGTATTCGCGTAGGACACGAAAAGACAAGAATCATATGATATGCCTAACGAGTTATACAATATAATCTGTAAGAATAAAAAAATTTACACACACCTTACAGAAGAAGAATACTTCAATATTATGGAGGATCTGTCGATTGAATTCTATCAGACAGGTTCTCCAAAACCTGAAGAAATCAAAACTGAAATGCTTGGAGAATAATTATGGCTGCAAAATCTAAAGTTGGACTCAATAAAACATCTTATATTCCAGGACCTCCTAAGAAGTCTCGTCAAGGAGACGGTGGAGGAACTAAATATGCTGCTTCTTCTCGTAATGGGGCAAGAAAGAAGTATAGGGGACAAGGTAAGGGATGAAATCACTGCTGTTTATTTCCGAAGATAAGGAAAAGGCACTGATACAAGAAATGACATATCGAATGCAAGTGTCGGAGATGAGTATTCATCCTTCCGATACTTGTTTTTTAATGGTTTCTCCCGACTACTCCGCAGTTGTGACTCAACATTTGTCACATTCTTTGAGCATAAACCAAGAAATCTTTCACATTGAAACCGTCAATGTTCCATTTCCAGATGAAAATGTGAATCTTTATCGACAAGACTTCATTGAAAACTATTCAAAATGGTCAAAACGATGGAAAAAGTTTGTTTTAATTGAGGCAGGAGTCATTCGTGGTGGTAATTATCGTTGGATTACTGATCTGATGGACGATAATTACTATACTGTTGCCTTGTGTGAGAACATTCACAGCAAATTTAAGAGTGATTTTGTTTCATTGTACTATGATGACACAAAAGAAGACCTTCATTTTTGGTGGGAACGACCAAATAATCACTGGAAATCCGATAATAAATAGTTTTTTACCAAAATTGAGTTGGAACAATTTTCAATGGGTAAACACCTTCTTTTAGAGGTGTATGATGTCAATTTTAATCTTTTAAATGACTCGATTTCTCTTCAAGAAACGATGGTAAGAGGAATTGAAAGAGCAAAAATGACAATTTTGAATATTTTTCAACACTGTTTTTATCCTCAGGGTTGTACGATTGTTATTGCACTTGCGGAAAGTCATGTTTCTTGCCATACTTGGCCTGAAAATGGGTGCATTGCAATCGATGTATATACTTGTGGAGATGGAAATCCAAAATTAATTGCTATTGAGTTATTAAAATATTTAAATTCTTCGAATTATTCACTGAGAGAAGTATATCGTTAAATACATATAAGGAGATAGCAACCTCCTTTATAAAAGTTCTGTTTTATTCATTAAAACAGGAGCTAAAATGTCAAATTTACCAACTGATAGAGACAAAAATTATATGTATCGCATGTGGGGCACAGAGAAGTTAATCACAGTCTATAATTCTTTACCACCCAAGAGAGTAATTCAAGAGATTATGCATGATGTTGCACCTAAACATGATTTTAAAAAACAGGTTGAATTGCATGAAAGGATTCGAAATGATGAAGATTATGATGACTGGGAATATGGTACTGAACCCGATTACGGATCTTCTTGGAAATACTAATAAATAGAAACAGAAATTCTATGTTCTAATGTCATTAACTAGGATATCTAGATCATTTAAAGACATTAGTTTGTCTTTTGACCCACATCCAATCACTAAAGACTTACCTATTCTCAAGAATGAGCGGGCGATTATTAGATCAATTCGCAATTTGGTCGAAACAATTCCTACTGAAAGATTTTTTAATTCCAGTTTAGGATCAAACGTTCGCTCAAGTCTTTTTGATTTTGTTGACTTTGGTACTGCATCAATTATACAAGATCAAATTCAAACTACTATTTCTAATTTTGAACCTAGAGTTGAAAATACTCAAGTTCAAGTTGAACCAAGCCCAGATTCAAACGAATTTGAAGTTACTATATCGTTTGACATTATAGGACAAGAAGTTCCAACACAACAATTTTCATTCATATTAGAGGCAACAAGATAAAATGCCTTTTACTAAGTTCGCCAATTTAGATTTTGATCAAATAAAGACCTCAATCAAAGACTATCTTCGTGCAAATTCCAATTTCACGGATTTTGATTTTGAGGGATCAAATTTTTCTATCTTGATAGATACCTTAGCGTATAACACATATATTACAGCATTTAATTCCAACATGGTTGTGAATGAGTCTTTCTTAGACTCGGCAACTGTAAGAGAGAATGTAGTATCGCTTGCTAGAAATATTGGATATGTTCCAAAGTCAAGAATAGCATCGAACGCTTCAATTTCCTTTTCTGTAGCAGTTTCTCCACTAACAACGAGTCCAGTTACATATACACCAACTATTACTTTACAATCTGGTTTGGTTTGTACTGGATCAAGTGCTGACACTTCTTATGTGTTTTCAATACCAGAAAATATAACAACTACTGTCAATAATGGTATTGCAGAATTTACTAATATTTCTATAAAAGAAGGAACGTTTTTAACAAAACAGTTTGTAGTAAATAATTCTTTAGATCAAAAATTTATATTAGATAATTCATTTATAGACACAACAACAATTAAAGTATATGTGAGAGGTGTAAATGAAACTGGATTGGGAACTCCATACAATTTAGTTGAAAATATATTCTCTGTAGATAAAAATTCAAAAATATATTTGATACAAGAAATTAAAGATGAAAAATATGAACTTTTGTTTGGTGACGATCTTTTTGGAAAAAAACTAGAAAATAATTCAGTTGTTACAGTAACTTATATTGTAACAGATGGTAAAAATGGAAACGGTGCAAGTTCTTTCTCTTTTGCAGGAACTTTAAAAGATTCTAATGATATTGTCGTTGTTCCAACCAATTCAATTGTAGTTGGAACAATACAAAGTTCTCAAAATGGTTCTGACATTGAAAGTGTCGATTCAGTTAAAAAATTTGCACCGAGATTATATTCTTCACAGTATAGAGCTGTGACAAGTAGAGACTATGAAACGATTATAAAATCTAAAGTTTATCCAGAAGCAGAATCAGTTTCTGTAGTTGGTGGGGAGGAGTTAGTACCACCTCAGTTTGGGAAAGTAATAATTAGTATCAAACCAAAAAATGGAACTTATGTTTCCGATTTTAATAAGCAGTCAATTAAAAATAACTTAAAGCAATATACTGTTGCTGGAATTAACGTAGAAATTAATGATTTAAAAATACTTTATGTGGAAATAGATTCCTCAGTTTATTATAATTACTCTCAAGTTGGTAGTGTCGAAGATTTAAAGACTAGTGTTACAAATTCATTAGTATCATATTCACCATCTCCAGATTTAAATACATTTGGTGGGAGACTTCAAGTGATTGATAATACTAATGCTGCAATTACTTCAAATATCACAAAGGTTAGAATTAGAAGAGATCTTAAGGTAATATTAAATGCGCCAACTCAGTATGAAATTTGTTATGGAAATAAGTTTCATGTAAAATCTGATGGAAAAAATATTAAGTCTACAGGATTTAATATTTTGGGTGAAGAAGATATGGTTTACTTTACTGATATACCAAACAGTGACTTAAAAACGGGAACAATATCAATAGTTAAAGATATACCTGTTTTGAGTTCTATTGGATCTTCTACAACAGAATTTGCAATACCAGTCGTTGTTAAATCCGCAGGAACAGTAAATTATGAAACTGGTGAAATTCTTTTGGGTGCAATTACAATCACTTCAACAGAACTTCCTCAAGATATTATTGAGATTCAGGCAATTCCAGAATCAAATGATGTAATAGGTCTTAAAGATTTATATCTGGCATTTAGCATTTCTAAAAGCAGAATAAATATGATTAAAGATGTTATAGCATCTGGTGATGATACATCTGGAGTTGTATTTACAACTAATGATTACTACAGATCAAGTTATTCTAATGGAGATTTAACGAGGGCGTAATATGATAGAAAATGGATTTGAGTATAGAATAAAAACTCAACAACTTATTGAAAGTCAACTTCCAGAATTTATTTTAGATGAGAGTCCAAAAACTGCTGAATTTTTAAAGCAATATTATATTTCGCAAGAATACCAGAGTGGATCTGTTGATATATCTGAGAACCTAGATCAATATTTAAAACTTGATAACTTAACACCGGAAGTTATTGTAGGAACTACAGCACTTACTGAAGATATTTCTTCCTCAGATACTACAATTGAAGTATCTAGCACGAAAGGATTTCCTCAAAGTTATGGTTTATTGAAAATTGGTGATGAAATTATCACCTATACTGGAGTCACCTCAAATACTTTTACTGGTTGTATTAGGGGATTTTCTGGAATTACTAATTATCACAAAGATTTGCAAAATAGTGAATTAGTATTTTCAGATTCTTTAGCATCTTCACATTCTTCTTCAAGTGAAGTTAAAAATCTAAGTATTTTATTCTTACAGGAATTTTATAAAAAAATTAAGTATTCATTGACTCCTGGATTAGAAAATATAAATTTTGTTGATGATTTGAATGTTGGAAATTTTATAAAAGAGTCTAGAACTCTTTATGCATCTAAAGGAACTGATGAATCTTTTAGAATTTTATTTAATGTATTATTTGGAGAAACGCCGAAAATAGTTAATTTAGAGCAATTTTTATTAAAACCATCTTCAGCAACATATTCTAGAAAAGAAGTAGTAATTGCTGAAGCAATTTCTGGAGACCCACTTAAATTATCTGGTCAAACAATATTTAAAAGTGATGATGCAAATAGTACTGCATCAGTATCTGAAGTTGAGCTTGTAAGTAGAGGTCAAAAAACTTATTATAAAATTTTTCTATTTGTTGGGTATGATGACTCTTTCCCAACTATTACAGGATCCTTTAAAATTACCGGAGCTACAAAAAATATTAATCCTGTAAGTATAGGTAGTTCTGTTATCACGGTAGATTCGACAATAGGATTTCCAGAATTTGGTAAGATATATTCTGGAAATAACGAAATTACATATACTAGTAAAAGTATTAATCAATTTTTTGATTGTTCTGGAATTGTCAGCGAAATTGATATTGCTTCAACAATAAGATCTAATGAAATTTATTATGGATATGAAGATGGTGATATTTCTAAAAAGGTTGAATTTAGACTGACTGGTGTCCTATCAAACTATGAACCCCTACTTCAAGACTCGCCACTTAGTTTGGGTGAAATTATATCTATTAAAAATATTGGAGATCTAATTGAAAACCCACAGTCAGATTTAACTCGTAAAGAAATTTTTGCAAATAGTTGGATATACAATACTAGTTCCAGATATCAAATTGATACTTTTGCATCTGGAACAATATCAGAATTTGTTTTAAAGAGTAATATTGATAAGTCTAGTCTCAAAGTTGGAGACTATATTGATATTTTATCTAGAGACTCTAATACTATAATAAAATCTAATCTTAGAGTAATTAATATTGATTTTGTTAATAATCAAGTCACGGTCGATGATTCTTTTATTTTGAATTCTAGTTTTAATTATGATATTAGAAGAAAACTTAACTACGCCAACTCAAACACAGTTCCTTTTGAATTTGATCCAATAACTTCGGATATTCAAAACGTTTATAATGAAAATAATGAGTATATGTATGTTGCTTCTAATTCATTACCATCATATACTATAACTAAAAATATTTTTTCTTATAATGCGACTGGAGTATCTGGAAGTTTAGATAGTGGACTATATTCAACAATAATTTTTGATTCTCCAATTTCATTACTAACTGGTAATGAAATTTATTACAAACCATCAGAAACACCAATTTCTGGATTAGTAGAAGGTTTTTATTATATTGAAGTTTTAAATCAGTTTGAAATTAGATTATATAATTCTTTATCTGTTATTGGTACGGTCAATTATATTAGTTTTGATCAATTATCATCTGGAACTCATAATTTCACACTCGCATCCCAAAAAGAACAAATTATTTCACCACAAAAAATATTAAGAAAGTTTCCCCTTTCACTTAATATGGGCGATGGGCAATCAGATTTGACTGAACCTGGACCTGTGGGGATGTTGATTAATGGTGTTGAAATTTTAAGTTATAAAAGTAATGATAAAGTATTTTATGGTCCATTAGACTCAGTAAATGTATTAAATGGTGGAAAAGATTTTGATGTTATTAACCCACCATTACTAGAAATCTCAAGTGGAGATGCTTTAGTTCAACCTGTTGTCAGTGGATCTATAGAAAAAGTATTCGTAGATCCACAAGATTTTAATATTGATGTAGTTGTATCTGCAACTCTTATTGGTGGCAACGGTAGTGGAGCAGTTCTCCAACCAGTTGTAGATAGAAAAAGTAGATCTATTGAATTTGATGCCAGAATAATTTCAGATGGTGGTGGTTTAGATATTACATCCGAAACTATTACATTCTTATCAAATCACACTCTTATAGATGGGCAACCTATAATTTACAATTCTGGAAATAATTTACCAATTGGAATATCTACTTTTCAAGTTTCAAACTTCAGTGGTGGAAGAACATTAAAAAATGGATCAACTTATTATGCAAAATTTATTAATGATAAGAGTATTCAACTTTATGAGTCAATTTTAGATTACACTGTTGGAATTAATACTGTAGGATTTACTACTATTTCCGCATCTGGAATACATAAATTTTTGACAGAACCAAAGAATACATTAACTGGAATAAAAATAATTAATGGTGGAACTGGGTATGCAAATAGAAAACTCAGAGTTAAGTCGGTTGGTATTTCAACCCAAAATAGTTCTGTATCATTTAATAATCATGGGTTTAATGATGGTGAATTAGTTACATATTCAAATGTAGGTATAGATACGACGATCTCTTCCCCAATATCGGGATTATCTACAAGTACTCAATATTATGTTTTAAAAATTGATGATAATAAATTTAGACTCGCAGATGCTGGTGTTGGTGGTACTATAACCTCAAATTATATAAGAAAAAATTATGTCAGTTTTGGGTCTACTGGTATTGGATATCATATTTTCAATTATCCAGATATTTCTTTAAATGTAGAATATAGTGCTGTTGGACTAGGAAGTACCCAATTTAGGGGATCAATTGTTGCAACACCAGTTGTAAAAGGTGAAATAAAAGAAGTATTCGTTTATGAATCTGGTACAGGGTATGGATCTAGCATTGTAAACTATCATAATAAACCAGTAATATCCATTAAAAATGGAAAATACGCTCAACTTATACCTATAGTTGTTAATGGTCAAATAGCAGATGTTTCTATTCAATATGGTGGTATTGAATACCATTCGACACCAGATTTAAAAGTTTCTGGTATAGGAACTGGTGCTATTCTTAAACCAGTAATTGTTAATAATTCAATAGTTGATGTTATTATTATAAATTCTGGATTTGGATACGAAGAATCTAATACATCAATAACAGTTGTCTCATCTGGAAAAAATGCATTTTTAGATCCTCAAGTAAGATCTTTAACTATTAATAATAATTTCTTATATGACAAGTCTAATGAGATAATAAAAACTTCATATAATAATTTACAATACTATATTTCTGAAAATTTTGATCTAATTCAGGATACTTTTGGCGATAATGGAGTTGATCACTCACCAATTATAGGGTGGGCATATGACGGAAATCCAATTTATGGGTCATATGGTTATTCAAATCCAAGTAATAATAATACTATAAAAAGAATTGTATCTGGATATTCTTTAGACTCTACTAATATTGTTGATAGACCATCTGGATTTGAAGAAGGATTTTTCGTTGAAGATTATAAATTTACAAATTCTGGTGATTTGGATGAATATAATGGAAGATTTTGTATAACGAATGAATTTCCAAATGGAGTATATGCATATTTTGCAACTTCTATCATTGATGTTGAGTCAAATGTAGTTGGTAGTTTTCCATATTTTATTGGCAATAGGTATAGATCAAAATATATTGCTAATAATAAAACATTGAATCAAAGTTTTGATTTTAATAATTCGAAGTTAATTCGCAATACTTTCCCATATAAAATTAATGATCTTTATGCTAATAATGATTTTCTTTTTGAATCCAATGAAGTCAATAGTCAACTAACAGTAATTGAATCTATTACCAAAG